CGAATAATGATAAAGAGGACGAAAAAGTTGATTCATTTAATACCGAGTTTTTGAACATGGCCAAGACTTGTCTTAATGATCTATTCGACAACATCATTCTTTGTCGTGATCAAAATATTCCTTTGCCTAAACGATTGACTTACTGCTCTTATCGAGAAGAAAAATATGAACAGATTGCTGCTTTAGTTTTAACTGGGAATATTGACTTTGGTGAAGTGTCACGTATTGTGAATGACTATCCTAATTTACTAGTTGCTGAGAAAAATCATCTTCTTCAGTCAATCGTATCCGCTGCTTACAAAATCTCGGACGAACCAGAGAATAAGAAACCTGAATTCTTAAACAAGAAGTTCCATATTCCAGATGAAATTCTAGAAGATCTTAAGGAACCTGAAGAAGAGCCCGAACGCAAACGTACTGTTCTTGGAATGATTTTCCCGTTTAGACTGTAGGAGGACGCTATGTCTATACTTAAAAATCGTAAAAGTGTTGAAATTAAAAGTTTTGGCATAGTTAATGGTAAAGAATCTCATGCTCATGAACGAAATAAGAAGTCTATTCTTCTAAATAAGGTTATTTACGATAGCTCTATAACATATGAAGAACCCGTAAAACTAATGGTTAAGTTTGTTGGTCCTGAAGGTAATATTTATGATTTAAGTTTTGGTGATGTCTATAGTATTGACTATTGGCCAAAAGACAAATATTTTGAAGTTCAAACATTCAAAAATGGTGAATACATATACTATCAAATTCTGAAAGAAGATGTAATTGACGTTTTTGAGATTGGCGCGACATCAATTCGTGATCTATTTCCTATGTCAACACTCAAACCATTACTAAAAGAAAATTTAAATAACCCGCATGGTGTTAGTGGGTATAAACTTCCTCGAGGATCTGGTAAATCTAGAGCTTTATTATCTAGACTGACTGGTATGGATTGCTTTGATTTGGAACCAGGTCATATTCCTGAGGTATCTATACCTACGAATGAAGAACCTAAAAATATCTATGAGGAACTGGAGGAGTTGTTTGTTAAACAAAACGAACATATTAAGGTTCTTATGCTCAGTGGTGCTGGTAAGACCGATATTACTCCTCTAGCTATATTGGATTACAAGAACAAAACATCTGAAGCAGTTAGTGGATATGAGCTACTTGCTATGTTGGACTGTCTCATTCCTAATTTAAGTAAAGAAGGTTTGGAGCATTTTATCAAAGTTGCAAGTGATGCATTAGCTAAGAAGGCTGTCAAGGATACCTCTCTGATTGAGGGTATTAATGGCGAGAAAAAGGCGCCTTATTTTAATGGTTATAAACCAAATTTTTATTTTAAACAACAAGGAGAAACTAAATGACAATTGATATTAACACAGCAATTGATTGGATGTACGCACGCAAGGGACAAGTGTCCTACAGTATGACATCTCGTGATGGCGATGACTCTTACGATTGTTCATCATCTATTTACTACGCACTACGCAGCGCAGGAGCTGCCTCAGCTGGTTGGGCTGTAAATACTGAATACGAGCACCAATGGCTCATTGACAACGGTTACGAATTAATTTCCGAAAACACACCATTCACTGCCAAACGTGGTGATGTATTTATCTGGGGTCGTAAAGGATATTCCTCAGGTGCTGGTGGACACACTGGTATCTTCATCGATGGTGATAACATTATCCACTGTAACTATCCTTACGATGGTATCTCAATTAATGACCATGACGAAAGATGGAATTATGCTGGACGTCCGTATTACTACGTCTATCGTTTGACAAACCCGGATGCTGCTCCTGCACCAGTTAAGAAAGGTTGGCAAGAAGACTCTAAAGGCTTCTGGTGGGCGCGTGGTAACGGTACATATCCTGCAGGTCGTTTTGAGTATATTGAAGATAACCACTCATGGTTCTACTTCGATGATGAAGGATATATGTATTCCGAACGCTGGTTGAAACACACTGATGGTCATTGGTATTGGTTCGATAAGGACGGATACATGGCTACATCATGGAAGAAAATTGGTGGTAAATGGTATTACTTCGACCGTAGCGGTGCTATGGAAACCGGTTGGGTCAAATACTTTGAAGACTGGTATTACCTTGATCCTAATAATGGTGATATGCAGTCTGATCTATTTATCCGCTACAACGATGGTTGGTATAAACTACTTCCTGACGGACGTCTTGATACTAAGCCAGCATTTACTGTTGAACCTGATGGTAAGATCACTACTGACACTGAAAATACACGTAAATAGTTGGTGGGACTATGGGTAAAAAGAACACAAATCCTATAGTCCTCGACGCATTTGACGCGGTTTATATTCATGATAAGCAGGGTTTAGTGACTGGATGGAAGCTTGTATTGAGCCGAAATCCGGTCCTTACCACGCTTTATGGAGAGGTTATTCGGGCTAAAATTAGCGGTTTTGAGTACCTTGTTAGGGTTGCTGACAGGTATCAAACGGATAACAAATTGGTAAATCGGGTCGAAATTTCGTGGATTAAGAGGGCAAAATGATGGTAATTTGCTATAATATTGTGGGAAATTGGGTGGATTTTATGATGAAATTGCTCTAATATTACCTAGATATTGCTCTAATATTTGAGGAAAACTGATGGATTTTGGCCTAAAATCGGTCAAATTTGGGGGTTTAGCTGCACGTTTTTTTTTGTGCAGCACATGAAAATTTTACGGGCAGCACGAAAATTTACTATAATATTTGAGGTAACTGCACGAAAAAACATGGGGAAAACATAAAAAAACCGAAAAAACACAGGAAAATCTCCCATTTTCTATTGTATACCGGAATGAGTTAAAAAGTGTACTGTATATAATAACAATAGGGAAATGCGGGCAAAAACATGTGTGAGGCACGAGGAGGTAAAAATTAGTGGATTTTTTAGATGTGTCTGTGAAAAAGTTCACTTCCAACAATCGTACCGTTGATTATGAGGTTTCTCCTGACTTTATATTTGGCGATGCTAAAGACTTGGTTGTTAAAGGTTCCAAGTTTTATGCATATTGGAATGGAAGTTTCTGGGACACTAAACAGAAAAACCTATTTTATGATATTGACTCTCTGCTTTGGCGTAAGGCAAGAGAATTAGAAGACGGACGTCCTGGTCTGAGAATTGATGTTAAAGAGATTCGAAAAGCCTCGGCCGGGAAGTTTCGTTTATTTGCAGATTTCTGTAAAGCTTGTGAGACGAGCGATATTTCTTTCAACCAGAAAGTTTTATTCGCAGATCATAAGATGCAGAGACGAGATTACGCCACAACGCAATTGACTTACTCACCTCAAGAAGGAGAAGCAGTTGCATTTAAAGAATTGATTGGTACCTTATATCTTCCAAAGGAGTTGGATAAAATTCTCTGGTTCATGGGAGCGCTATTTACGAACAACATGTGCAAGATTGAGAAGTTCATGTATTTGTACGGTTCGAAAGGTAGCGGTAAAGGTACGGTCTTAAAAATATTCCGAATGCTGTTTCAGGAATATTGTGGAACTATTGATTTGAAATTGCTCACAAGCGCTGACCAATTTGCAACAGGACAAATCCAAGAAGTTCCGTTGTTGATTGACGAGGATACTGACATCAGTCATATTTATAACGATACCCCGTTATTGAAACTGACGAGTCATGAAACTATATCGGTCAACAAGAAATTCAAAGAACCTTATGACGTTCGATTTATTGGATTGTTGATAACGGCCTCTAACCAACGCTATAAAGTTCGAAACGTAGACTCGGGTATTACTCGACGTGCCATTGTTGTAAACCCAAGTGGACAGAAAGTGAGTCATACGAAATATAATCAACTCATGACTCAAATCAAGTACGAGCTTCCGTATATTGCTAACATGGCAATCCAAAGATTTGAAGAATTGGGTTTTGATTACTATGACGATTATTTCGATGTCGACATGGCCGAACAGACAGACCATATCTTTGACTTCATGCGAACTAATGCAATCCATATGCAACACGGTATAACTTTGAAACAAATCAGTGAATTATATCGTGAGTATCTGGAAGACATGGGGTGGAAGACGGACGGATATAAAGCAACCATCAAGAGAGAAGCTCTTAGATATTTTGACACAATGCTTAAAGATAGTCATATCGATGGTATGCGTGTTAACAATTATTTCAAAGGGTTCAGATGGAATGTGGCATTTCCCGAAGGTGTCGTAGGTACAACCGAGGCAAATGATACTGTTATTCCAGACGACTGGTTAGATTTCAATTATCATAACGAAGTGTTTAATAAACTAGCAGCAGAATATCCTGCACAGTTAGCTTTACGAAATGGTAATCCGTCCGAAAAATGGGATAACGTCGTGACTACTTTGTCAGATATTAAAACAAACAAATTACATTGGGTTAAGGTGCCACTTAATCATATTATCATTGACTTTGATTTGAAAGATGATTCGGGTAATAAAAATCTTGGGTTGAATATTGAGGCAGCTTCTAAGTTTCCACCGACGTATGCTGAACTTTCAAAATCGGGACAAGGCATTCACTTGCATTATATCTACGATGGTAATGTCAATGAGTTAAATAATTTGGTCGATAAACATATTGAGATCAAAGTGTATAAAGGCAACGCCTCTCTGAGACGGATTGACAAAGCATCTAACAATTTACAACCCTCTCATATTTCATCGGGCTTGCCGTTGAAAGAGAGAAAGGATGAGACAATGTATGAACATGTGAAAGAAATCACGTATACAGAAAAGACGTTGCGAAAATTTGTCAAACGACAGTTGGGAATGATTGAAGGTAAAGAACCTAGTCATCCAAATACAAAACCAACGATTGATTTTATTGCTCATGAAATTCAGAAAGCATTTGATATGGGTCTAGAATATGACTTGACTGATTTGAAGCATGACGTATTTCTTAGAGCTATTCGTTCGACCAATAACAAAGAATACTGTGTTGCAGTATTCCAAAAGATTCCTTGGTCATCCATTAGAGATGATGAGGGAGCTACTGAAAACAAACTCACAAACTTCACAAAGATTTATCCAAAAGAAGAATTGGTTTTC